GACCACCAGCTAAAGATGGGCATGATAAAATTGGAAGACGTTGCTTTCTTTCACCCCACTCAACCTGAGTGTATACTATCATTTGCTTTAACCAGTCAGAGTATTGATTATATCCGTTTAAGTCTAAACGCTTACACTCTACACCAAAGGTAAAATTGTGGCGTTCCTTATGTCGTATTATTAAGTCAATTCGTCTGCGTTCACCAGTTCTAGGATTAACCCCTTTTACTTCTTGCCAAATATCCCATTCGGGCAAAAGTAGTTCTTTGTAAAACTCAACTAATTCTTTTTCCATAACCTAATTGTTTGTAGACTTATAGGCTTCAATCCACAATTCTTTAGGGGTCTTGCTCAACTTCCATTCTCCGCTAATTAAATTAACCCAAATAGCATCGGCAAACTCTTTGACCTCTTTGATTTCTATTTCGGCATTCTTACCAAAATCATCATAGTAATCATATTCTTGTGGTTTTTCTTTTTGCTGTTCAACTAAATACATTAGTTCATCAAATGACTTTTCAGCTTGCGACACATCATTTAACCAAATGCTTTCATTAAATAATGATGACAAATTTTCGTTTAATTCTTCCATTTTTAAGCAATAAAAAAACCCAGCCGAGTTTGGAGTAGCAGCTCCTCCCTCGAATGGGTTAATAAGTTCTTTTTTGTTTATCGGTCTGCTACCCGATTGAACGATGGCAAATATACAACTTTTTTTTAATTGTACACAAAAAAAGAAAATACACACTTTTGTACACTTTTTGTACACTTCAAACACACGTCAAACCCAATGGTAGCGCGGTTCTACGTTAAAATACACACTTTTGTACACTCAAAATTGATTTTTACTATTAGTTTTATAATAATTTTCCAAAACTGTTTTTAGTGTGTTTGTACACTACACACTACGTTTTTCCAATGTTTATAAGGGTTTGACGTGTACACGTACTGTACAAACGTGTGTACACTTTGGACATAAAAAAAGCCCTCACAACTAAATGCAAGGGCTTCTTTGAATCGTTTGGTTTGGGTCATATCCTCCACGTTTTGGCAATGTGTGCAGATAGTAGGTAGTCGTCCTCAATCCAATAGCCATTTCTTCTTGCACGTATTGGCACGAAGAAAGCAAGGTCGCTATCATGCCGCAGCGTATGGATGTCCTTTTCAACGGTTGCCGCGCTGGTGTTATTTCCCAGGAAAAAATTAACCTTATTGGCTAAGGCAAACCGCGTAAGTGGCTGGTCATAACTCGCAGCACGCAGCTCGCGAATGATTACAAGGTAACGTTTGAACGCTGACTTATTGGCTGGCATCGTTTATATCCTTGTAAAACATTCGTTGTTGCTTCAACGTAAATATTTTAACGTGCGTTGGTATCTCATGCGTTTCTTTGCAAACGTGCGGCTCGTATGCTAAAATCGGGCATAGTAGGCACGTAATGTAATAGGTTAGGAATATCGACCTCATGGCAGTATCTCGGCTAATTTGCATTCAATCATTTTCATCACACGTTCGCTCACGATGTCGGTAATCTCTTGGCCGCTTATTGCGTAAACGCCATATACATCGCACTCAAAGTAAGGCGGTTCATCTCTGCTGCCTTTAGAAGATTCGTAATTACCCTTAACAAGTAATTGGATGTCATCAAAAACGGTTACTACTTTTTCAAATTCCATTGTGGTTTGGTTTTAGTCTTGGTTAGTTATCGTATACAAATTGCCATCCTGTTCAACGTGATAGATTTTCTTTAGTTCTTTAAGGTCGGATTCAATAACTGATATACTCCATTTGCGCCCCATTTGCTGACCTACAAGCAGCGCAATTGATTGTTTTGAGTAACTACCCGAACGGAGTAGCGATAGTACGTGTGATGTTCTCATTTTGATGTGGTTTAATGTGCTGCAAATATATACATAAATTCGTTACCACAACGCCAAAATTAATTTATTCTAAATAAGTTTAGCGAAGGGTTGCGGCTACTACGGTAATGATAACCGTTTCAACTACCACGACTGCGCCCAGTATCCACGCAGTCCGCGCCCGTCTTTGTGATTTTACCCGTTCCTTTGCGTTTAGCTTTTCAAAGGCTGCTGACCGTTTGGTGTGGAGGTCTGCGAGTAGTTTTAACTCCACTATGCTGCTATCCTGTATTGCGCTAAGTCTATCGCATTCATAGTATACATCTCGCCACTCTTGCACCTCTGTGCTGGATTCGAGTAGCTGCTCACGTTCATCGAGTAGCGTGTTAACCAATCGCACCTGAGTAGCGTTTAAGTGAACCTGTGCAATAGATGCGAAGGGTAGGAATAGGAGTAGAAGAGTTTTCATTAGAATAAAGTTAGTTGGGATTTGAATTGGTTAAACCTTTTTTCTTGTTTCTCATAATATTCTTGGTCTATTTCAAATCCTATAAAGTTGAATCCGCCTTTATACGCTGCAATCCTACTGCTTCCACTTCCTAAATGGGTATCTAAAATCAAATCATTTGGCTTTGCGTAATTGTGCAAAATCCAATCATATAAAGCCACAGGTTTTGGGGTTGGGTGTATTCTTACTTCTGGTCTTTGTTTTTGAAAACCATTCCATAACCATTCAAATTTTCTTACTGCTTTATCAAATGAAGTCCAAGCCAATTCACAATCTGCAAAATCACTTTCGCCATTTTTTTTATCCCAAACTAACCAGCAACTACTATCGTAAGGCAACCGGCTTATAAAGTGATTTGCTCCCCATACAATTTGATTTTTAGATACTCTTATAAGTTCATCAAAATAACTTTTATCGGGTGCTGATTTGTCCCAATCTTTCGGGTTGTGTATTTTCTTTGTTGGTGCTTTCCATTTGTCGCTTGTCGTATTTTCTCTTTTCTTCAAACTTTCGCCAATCCCATAAGGCGGGTCAACTATTGCTAAGTCAAAATGGTTATCTGCATAGCGTTTTAATGCCTTTACACAATCTTCCAAATAAACCTCCGAAGTCGGTTTACTCATTTGTCCCAAATATCCACTTTGTTTGGGACAGACATATCTTTGATTCTTTCGCGTTCATCTTCCATCATTTCAATCTATCAATTAACAATTTAGCCTGCAAACTATCACTCAATTCTGCTCGTTGTTTCGTTTGTTTCTTCGCCCTAACGTAGCGAATGGTCGGCTTTAACTCCAATAGTTTCACCACGCTATCCAACGCCATCTGCGCTGGTATTACTTCCAAGTCCCTAATCCTTTGCCGTTCTTCGATGCGGTACGTTTCGGGGTCAATTACTGGCACATCTTGCGATGGGTTACCGAATGCAATCCAGCTAAGGATGGCAACCGCAATGATTAAGGCGAGTGTGAAATAACGTTCGGGTGTCATTTCTTAATCTCGAAATGTGGTCGGTCAATCGTTTTGTTTTTACCCAATCCATCACCTCCCCAAGTTAGCACAACCCCAAATTCCACCCAAGCAATGCCTTGTAAATGTCGTGCAATCGGTTCGTAATGCTTTGCATCCCACGAAGCCTTGCCGTCTACAAATGCGTAAATGTCAAAGGCATCTCCATCTTGGTGGCGTGAGCGTTTCTTCATTCCATCCACCCATGTAATTATCTGCCCAGCTTCGGTTCGCCCTTTGGCATACAGTTGATTTTGTCGGTAGGCAGTCCGCAATCCCCCATCAGGAGGAATGCCGAAGTCTATTGGCGTGTCAATTATTGCCCTTTCGATTATCTCGATTAGAACGGGTTTAATTCCTTCAAGCCTTTCGCGGCTTTTGTTGGATAGTACTGGCATTAGAAAGGTAATGAATCACTATCTACGTCCTTTACAAATGCAACCATTACGGGTGTTGGATTAGCCCGTTGGTTACTTGCTGCAATCGTAGTAGCTTCTATTTTCCAACCCGTAATGCTTGGGTAGTACTTGCCGCTATATTCTCGACCGCCAAGATTGATTGATACTTTTACGGTTTGCCCAACCTTCAAGTTGTCCAATAAGGCAACCTTATCCTTCTTAAATTCGATTGGCGTTAGTGCATCGTATTGCGCACCCGTGTCGACCACTAATAGCCGCTTGGTGAATCCGTTTGCTCCTACTGTTTCTGTTTGCCCGATGTGAGCCACTTTACCTTCTACTTGCATGGTTTGTTTTGTTTTTGCGAATTTACTACTTTTTTGGTTTCAAATTGCCCATCTACTAATTTCTTGCCTATAATCCATTGACGGGGTAGCGGACGGCCTACGGTTTCTGTCGAGTAACTCATTTGATTTGCAAACTAAGTTTCTCCAAAACTTGATACCCTTTAACTTCGCGACCTTCCTCAATAGCCGCTTTGATTGCGGTCAAATTAGGGCTGTAACTTTCGGGCTTCACAGTTAGAAATTCCTTGTCCAGTCCTTCGCTACTTCCAACGGTCTGTTTTGACTTGCGAAAAGATAGTTTAACCAATTCGCTCTTGACCTCCGTAATCCCGTAGAACTGCATGGCGTTACTTATCGTTTCCTTTAGCTTTTCCGCTTTGGCTTGCTCCGTCTTTTTACGTGCCATCAGCCGCGCTATCTCAGCATCAATAATGTCTACGGTTGCAAGCGCATCTTTAATCACGTAGGCATAGGCTATTGCCTTACCTTGTAACTCCGATTGGTTAATAGATAGCGCGGTTTCTAATTCCGCTGTTAGTTCGCCTTGCTCCAGTTGGTTTGCAAGGTCAAGATATTCCTGTTCGATGTGGTAAAGTGATTTGCTCATTTCGATGTAAGTAATTCAGCGTTTGCTGCGGTTAGTGTATAGGCTTTCTCAATATCTGCTACGGTCGTGCTGCCTTCGCTTACGGCTTTCTTTGCGGCTTCCCATTTTGGATGCGATGGGTTAAGGTCGGCTTTAGCTTTCGGCGTTGGTACTGGTGCGGCAACTTGAACGGGTGCGCTTGTTTTACGTTCGGGGTTGTCTATATCGTCCTCGTCCGTTGCAATGTGAAAATACTTTAAAAGAAAGTACCGTTCAGCATAGGTAAGTGCAGACCCTAATCCCTTTTCCCAATCGTTTTGACCGTTGGCATGAAATAGATTTTCATCCTTTTCGCCAGTTTCGCAATCAACCCAAGTAAACCTCAAGGCAACACTTGAAAACATTTCAGACTTTGCGCCACTCTTAACCGTGTAATCAATACGTTGGTTATGGCAGCTTAATACCTCTTGTTTCAATAGAAGCCCTTGCGCGTTCATTAGAGGCTTTATCTCGCTTAGTACCTTAGTACCTGACACAAATTCGTAACCAAACGATTTAGAGTTCTTTTTTAGCCCGTTAACGTGCTGCTGAATTGTAAGTAGTTTTTTGTAAATGCTCATAATATTATGGTTTGAAATTTTACGGTGTTGTTGTTGTGCTGAAAAGTTAGCGAGTAAACGCCATCGTTTTCTTCGCAATTGACTTGCATTGCACGCGCTAATGTACCAAGTTGAACGCTGCTAACTTTAATGATAGCAGAACATTTGGCGTGGAGAATGTCAGAGCCTGACACGATTATTTGCCAATCGTCATTTTTTTTGAAATTCGCTACCTCAATAGCGTTTTCGAGTTTTTGGAGTGAGTAGGTCATGTGGTTTGGTTTTATGCGGTCGGTTTGATTTCTCGCCCCGACCGCTAAGTGAGTTAATAAACGTTAGCTAATTTTATTTTAAGCGATTCCACCATTTCAAAGCAATGCTTAGACCAAGAAGGCGCAACTACTTCGTTTGCTTTTGCAGTTCTTTCGTACCAAGCAATGTCAGCATTGATTGATTTTTTCTTCGCAGCCATTGTAACGCTGTTAAGGTATTGAAGTCTTTTTGCAGTTTGTTCGGGTGTTGGTAAGTTGAAGTTCATCGTGGTTGTTTTTGCCTCAGCGTTGTTGCTTTCGGTTCGACAAATATACACGTAATTTCGTTACTACAACAAAGCAATGAAAAATAAATCTAATTTAGAATGATTCTAAATAACGGAGGTGGTGCAGTACACTACCTAACTGGTGCACTTTGAACAAATAAGGAAGCCAGCCGCAAGGATAACCACAAACCTTACGACTGGCTGAAATGACCCGACAAAGTGCGCTTGAATCAGAGGCGTGTCGGGTTTGATTATTACAAAGATAAAAAGAAACCCGTTGCAAGGATAACCACAAACCTTACAACGGGCTAAATGTTGCCGATTGGGGACACCCCAGTCCAATGCAACGGTAAACGACCCTGACTGGTACGCTGTTCTGAATGGTAAGCGTTCGGGTACTGTTGCTGCAAAAATAGTAAACGTAAGCCTATGAACTTACTTTGTAGCTAAAAAAGTAAGCCTATACCCTTACTATTTATACCCGATAAGGTCAAAAAACGCATGAAATACGCTATATTCGAGAATGATATACCCGTTAAGGTATGATAAACTTATCATTCGCGCCTATTTATTTCGCATCGCGCCCGAAAGTATCTTTTGAAAAGATAGGCAAACCATCAACATCCAACGGTGGATAGTGCCTTAAACACCTTCGCGCCCGTTCCTTCAATTCCTTCACGGTCTTTGGTCGGGTGCTTGTATTCAGTAAGTCCAATAGAAACTCACGGGTGATTAGCAAAGATGCGTGCTGCTCATAACGTAGGCTCATTTTCTGTACATACTAAACATTTGCTCCAGCCACATAGTTGCCGTCAATACCCATCCTTCATCTTCACCTTTTTTTTGGGCTTCATTCCGTACGTGTGAACGCCAAGAATTTCTGTCCATAGTATTGAATGCCTGATACATATCCTTCGCAAAAAGTGTGGCTTCTTGTTTTGTCATTCGGCTCGTTTAGCTTTGATATAGTCGTCTGCAATCTTGTCTTGCAACACTTTAGTGCTTACGGTGAAATGCTTACCGCAAAGTTTATTTGTGCAAGTAATCCGATGGCGTGGTAATCCAGCGGCCGTGTAACGTGTGCCCCTATTTATAGTTTCCTCGCATCCGCAAGCTGGGCAACTATACCTACCATGCCCAGTTGCAGCCCCAGCGTGTGAGTTGCTTGTGACGTAGGGTTGTAACTTATGGAACACCCCCTCTAATACCTCTACATCTACCTTACAATATGCTACCATCTTATCTAAAGCATCGCGGTCGTTATGCAGCACGATAGCCACCCAATCGCCCCACGAAACGCTCTCTTTGCCCTTGCCCAAAAGTAGCTGCCCTAAGTAGTCCAACTTATTAGAGTTGAATCGGAAATGCGTACGGGCTTTCTTTAGCGTGTCCAAGCTGGTAAACTTTGGAGGACATTGAATGCCGTGAATTAAGCAACGGGTGCGAATCCATTTTTCGTCAAAATTATCCCCGTTGTGGCCTACTATTTCATCTGCTTCTAATGCCACAGCCATAAATGCCGAAAGGGCTGCAATGTCGCAACCCTCTTGCCATTCCACGCTATGCACTACTTTTTGCCCCTCCCATTTCCAACAAATGCAAATGATGGCACGCTCTTTTATTATGTTTTCGGGTGGTATGTTTAGCTTGTAGCCAGCTTGCCAAAAGAAACCGACGTTTGGGCTTGTTTCAATATCGTAAAAAAGTCGCTTAAATCCTTTAGGTGGTAACGCAAATTGGATATTGAACATTTTTATGTTGTAAGGTTAACGCCCTTGACCCCTGTACGCTTTAAACCCCTTCGCCCTACTCTTACTATGTCTGCGAAGTTTGCGCTTAACACGGGGCTTAAATTTGCCCCATACGGTTATCTTTGCCATTATTCCTTATTCGGTTTAGTTGGTATTCCTGTAAATGAGCGAATGCCACGGTCTAATTCGTCTATTCTGTGCATTGCTTCTCTATGCTGTTGGAAACAAATTTCTTCGGCTTTTTTAGACCTCTCTAATTCTGCTCGAATATCGGACAAATCTTCCTTTGTTAGCTTATGTGCTTCTTGGTATTCACTAATCAATAGCTTAACCTCGTCAAGTTGTTGACTTTTGCCCCAAAATTTACCACCAGCAAGCCCTACAACCGCTGAAACTATTGCCGCTATTCCCTCTGCTTCCATCGTCTTAAAGTGTTCCATTTCGTTTGTCTTTGTCGGCTGAACCCTGTGAGCTGCCGAAATAATATGATGCTACGCTTGTAACTATGCCAAACGCAAACCCGATAGCCGTATCAATAGTGCGCTGGTTTTCGGTTGGTATGGTTAAGAATGAAGCTGCGAACACGTAACCCATCGCGCTAATGTAGACGATAAATGCAAGTGTGAAACGAATGTAGTGGCTACTAAATTTCATTTGGGATTGGATATAAAGCATCCCACCAAGCTGGCGGGTCGCTGTTAAATTCCCACCCGTTAATAGGTGACTGACCAGCATCTGATGCTGTTATTTCTGTGCCATCGGGGAAAGTTACCGTATACCCCCTTGCTTGCTGTTCTTCGTTGTACCACATCTTAGTTTGCTATTGTGTAACCTTTGCCTGTCATGACCGCTCGTATAGCTAATGCCGTTGCATCTGCTGCCGTAACCAATGCCCCAAATGGAGTTCCTGTAATTGTTATGGTTTGCGCACCGCTTGCTGTACCTATTCCGTTGGCAAAGATATTCATGCCGTAGTTACCTATTGCGGTGTTCGTGAAATTTACGCCCCTTGTTAGGTTAGGCATATCCAACACTTGCAAAGAATAACAATTCAAGAGCATATTGGTAGTGCTTGTTATTAGTGCGCAGTTTGCAAATCTTATTGCATTTAGGCTCAAACAGTTTGCAAAACAAAATTGAACATCCGTAATTGAATTTGCCGTAATTAACCCAACTGATTTTAAATTGTTATTGCCAGAAAAAACATAAATAAAATTCGTACAAGACGGAAGCGTTATAGTTCCAACAGACTCAAGAGATGGGTTGTCGGAAAACGCTTCTGACATAGATGTAATTGAACTTCCGCTGATATTGCCAATGCTTTTTATAGTAGAAGTAATAAAAGCCTGTTGCAAGCTAGTTGCCAATCCAAAGTTTAAATTACCTAGGATAACCGAGCCAGTAGACCTAAAAGTTCCCGACAAAGACATAGACGGAAAACTTGCTGGTAATTGAAGCGATTCAATGCTGCGTAAATGTTGTATAATTAAAGTGCCCCCCCCAATAGCCCACAATTTTAATTGTTTGATATAATTTTGGTTTATGTTAGTTGTGCCCGACTGAATATAAGTGTCAACTGAAAATGGTAGCGACAAATCCCAATCCAAAGCAAAAGGCGCAGCCCTTAAAGGTGAAGTTGCTGGCATAACACTAAAGTATGCAAAAGTTATATTCCCAGCAGTATTGACAATGTTAATTATGGCAAATTTGTAATTCTCACCTGTTAACGCATCTACATAAACCGTTCCTGATAATGTAGAGTAGGTATATGTTTTAGTTCTGACACCTCCACTTGGCGCGGTTGTAGTACCATCGCCCCAGCTTACTGTGCTATTATTGATTTGCAGCGTAAATCTGTTTAATCTATTCTCATATACTTGCACAAGTATATTTCCACCCTGATATGCCGCGGTTATCGTTGGCAATGCTGGCCAAAAAGAGGGTCTAATCCATCCACTATTTGAGGTGAACGCAAGCGTGTCGGTGGCTGGCGTGTAAGTACCCCCAGCCACGCCATCCAATGTGGCGATAAGATTGAAGGTTGCCCCAGCTGCGATGCTTTCCTGTGGTGTTCCGTTAATTTGTAGGGCTACGGGTGAACAGGCCGCACTTGTAAAGCTTAGCGTGTCAGTAGGCGCATCGTAACTACCCGAATTAACCGCCCCGTCCAGCTTTGTGATAAGGTTAAACGTAGATCCACTCGACAAGGATTCCTTGTTAACCGCGTTAATCTGAAACGTAACGGGTGAACAGGCAGCGGAGGTGAAGTCTAAAGTGTCTACGCCATCCCATGTGCCGTTGTTTGCAGCCCCGTCCAGCTTTGTGATTAAGTTAAACGTAGACGCATTGGCTAACGTCTTAATTTGTATTGCGTTCCTTTGCAGAATCGCAGGAGTTGTGGTGAAATTTAGCGTGTCAAGTCCAGCGTTATACACTCCACCAGCCACGCCATCCAATTTCGCCAACAGGTTAAACGTGGAGTTGCCTGGTATAATCTCCGATTGTGCCCCGTTAATTTGTAGATTGGATGAGTTGCTTGTAAAACTTAATGTTTTAGTTCCAGAATTAAACGAGCCAGCGTTATTTGTCCCGTCTAATTTGGTAATTAGTGGATATGTTGCACCAGATGCAACCGTAAAGAAAGGCGAACCGTTTTGAGTTACAGTACCATCTAAGCAGGTAACGCCATACTCAGCTTCCAAACACACCACTTGGGCAGGTGTCAAGCGTGCAATTACGGAAGGGTCGCAAAAATCGTAAAGCGTTAACCCATCTACACTAGGTGGGATTGTTGCGCCTGTTTGTGGGATTTGGCACGCATCCCACGTGAACGGTTGCCGTATCTGAATGATGGTAGAGTTCATTGCTAACCTATCATTCAGCCTTTCCGTGTAAGGGTCAATAGTAGCAGATGGCACAACTGTATAGCTTTGGCTGTGCTGTTGCATAAAGTAGCTAAGGAAGTCTAAAAGGATAAGCATCGTGTCGCTCAATACCTCTTGCTCCATGCCGTCCGTGTCCTCACCCTCCTCGCCTACAATTACCCTATCCGCGCAAATAAGGCGAATTGAAAAAACCAGCTCGCGGTTGCCTACGCTTGTGGTTTCGTGGAACACCCAAAGCAAAGGGTAGTTTCGCTCCTCCGCTTGCCACTCCGCAAAGTCACCTACTCCGCTTGCCGCTATTTGGTTGTGAGCCGCGGCAAGTGTCGTTATTTGGCTTATTACTTGGTTGAGGGTTAGTAGCACTTAGGTAAGTTTTTAGGAGTTGGATATTCTTGACAGATTTGCCGCGTCTATTCATCTAAGTATTTCATTTGTAAGGATTCAATTCTTCGAGTACGCCCCAGAAATATAGGCGATTTGAAAGCGTTATCACTTGGCTGTATTACATCCAATCCGCTTGCAGGATTGGCGTAGTCAGGAAACAAACTTGAGTACTCGCATAGGTAGTTAATTAGCCTTTGCTTATACCATTGCGCTTTGTTTAACTCACTTTCGCAAATGTAGTCCACGTCTGATTTAAACGCTGGGCTACTCTGCTCGCTGTTCTGAATCTGCAAGCCTTTGTTGGTTATCTTGTAGTGCGCCATTCTAATGCACTCACTTGTCACGTAATGCTTCAAACAGGGCTGGATATAATTGTCCATCAAAGCCTTATCCACGCCTACTAATGTGCCTGCAATGATGTCGGCAATTAGCGCATTATAGTATGTCGTTCCAACTACGGTTTGAATCTCTGAATCTTGCGCCCAAAGTATCGCTTCCTTAATGTATTTGATGTCTACATTCTTAGATACCTGCGTGTTATCTTTTAGAAAGTCCTCCGATAAAAATAGAGCCGTTGCCATTATGCTTTAGATTTTACAATTACTGATTCCCAAGCATGGCGGCAATATGCTGTAGTGATGTTCGTTTTTGCTCTTGTCCAAAAGCCACCACGTCTTAGCCACACGTTCCTATCTTCGCGCATTGCAATAGCTTGTATTTGCTCCGATGTCCATACTTTTTCTTGTCCAAAAGCTACCATATCACGGCAAAATTTTCGGCTTGATGGAATAAGAATCGGGCCTTCTGCTTCCTGACTTCTAACGTACCTATAAGCGATTTTGAATGAAACACCCAAAGGCTTTGACGTTGCAAGCTCACGTAGGCCGTTCTTACTAACCTCATAGGCTATTTGCGAACTACCTGCGATTGTTTGACTGCCAACGGATAACAAACCTTGCCGCGCTAATTCTATCACACCCTGCGCTACAACATCAACAGAAGTGCCAAGCAATTCAGCAATAGCCGCGTAGGTTACTATCGGGTTTTCTTTAATCTGGTCTAATATGCCCATTAAAAAGGGGTCGGATTCGAACCCGTATTTTTTAACGTTATCTTCGAAAGCCATCCATTCCTTTTCGTTTTGGAAATGGCAATGTCTAAGTGGCTTTACTACCTCCCATTCGCTTAACAATATGCCAGTTGCGCCAAATGCTTCTGCTATTCGGTTTTCGCCATCATTATCTTCAGCTGCAAGTTTTAATTCCGTGGCAATTTGAGCAGGCTCTAAAGGCGGTAAACCTACTGCCTGCCTAATCTCATCACGTGTCATAACGCTAACCTTTGTCTGCTCGCTATAACCCTCCGAAATTGGTTCGCTTTCAATGATAGATAGGCGTTTTTCAAAGCCATTTAACGCTGCTAACTCATTAAAGATGTCAATAATAAACAACTGCCTTGCACGTATGTACGTGTTCTTGAATAGTTCATAGCTATCGCGTATTTGTGTGCGACCGCTAAACACTCCTTCTTCCTTGATGCCAAACAGCGCAGGGTCTACTACCCTATGGCCGCTGAATATCTCTTGCTGTACGGTCTTGTTTAGTATATCAAACCTATCTTCAAACCCGTTAGAATTTAAGGCGGCAATTTCAACGCCTTGCTCCTTTGCATCGTTAAATAGTAAGAGTATCTTGTTGGCGTTATCCGTGCCGCTAAATTTAGCTTCTATCTTCTCCTCAATATTCTCCTGTTCTTCTTCCGTTGGTTGCCCGTTATTAAAGCTGAACACTGTGCCAGCCATAAACCCGTTCTTAACGCTGTTTAAATGGAAGTTAGCAATCTCACTATCCAACTCAATGTAAGGTATTGCACCCAAATAAGGCGGCAAAGGATAGTAGTCAGCTTTTGGGTGGTATGCCTTAATATAAAGTAATTGTTTGCCGCTTGGTTTGTTCCAATCAAAGGCAGGAATTGACGTTATGTTGTCGGCCTTTGGTTTTTTCCAGTCCGCGCAATGGTAGAATGTGTTGTAGTCTTTGCTTATTCTGTACTTCGCAAATTCAGCATGGTATATTTCAGCCATGTTTCCTTTCTTATCGTACAAAATCTCCAAAGCAAACCCTCCGAAAATCTCCAAATCTAAAGAACATTGTGCAATAATCTCATTAAGATTCTGCATCGGGTTTGGTTCTTCAATAAACTTGTTGAGTTTAGCAACTTGTTCCGTGTTTAAGCCCCTATCGTTAACGCTCACACCTTGCCCGATAACGTAGTCTACTTTGCCGTTCACAATAGCGTAGTGCTTAGCTGAACGGTCGTAAATGTAGAGTAGGTAGTCAGGATAGCGGTTTAACCATTCCGGGTCAGTACCGTACAAAATCCAATCTTTGGTAGCTTGCTCCTTAAATTCGGGAACTTTGTGAGCTGCAAACTCCAATACTGATACGGCTGTCCTACCCATTGTACACGCTTATTACTTGGTTATCGTTGCCCGTATATGTCGGGGTTGCTGTTGTTGTTCCTGTGACTATGCACATACCAGTTTCAAATGCTGTTAATCCTGCTGGGTTTAAGTTGCTTGCGCTTGCTTGCCCGTAGATAGTATATTTATATTCGCCCTCCAAAGTCAAAGTAACCTGTGCATTAGTAGGCGTTGGCGTTGCCGTTTCCGTTATTGTAAAAGCATTATACCTATCCTGAAACGCGCTTGTATCGTCTGCAATGCAGTATTTCGTTTGGTTAGAAGTTAGGTTATTAAAGGCAAACAAGTAATGTGCTGCACTTCCTTTCTCGGTCGTGGTTACTATTACCAAATTCGCTTGCCCTTTAGTTATCCTAACCATTAGGTTAACGCGATGAAATACTCAATATCAACTGCTGCGGTGTCTGCTATTGCACTAATTTCGCTAATGTTTGCCCACGCGCTGAAGGTGTTAGACGTTTCAATAAGTCCGTTGTGTAGTTCAAACGATTTGCCAGCTTCGAGTTTAACCCAATAGTGATCAGAACCATCTGATATATTTAAGCTAATGAAATTGGTGTCATCTTTATTCGTAATGCGAAGGTATTTAACCGCTGTTCTCACAAATGTACCAGCGGCATTTGCCGTGTCATATTTAACCACGGTCACCTCGCTGGTTGGTATGGTTAGAATGCGTTGGTCAACTTCGTTTATGCTTGGAATGGTAAGCGTATTAGAGTTGCCGTAGCTTTTGTTGTTAAGGCTAACCGCTTCCGTAATTGTTACGGTCAAAGTAGCGTTTGTTATTGTAGTTGCCATTGGGTTGTTTTGAGTAAATATAAAAAAGTTGCTTTCTGTTTCAAAAAAAAAGCCCCACTAATAGCAGGGCTTCTTTTAGTGTATTTGTAACCGTTTAGGCGGTAATACTTGCCAATAGAGTAGACGGTATAGATAGCATTGGATTCGGTTCTAAGCCGTTAAACGTCATAGTGTAACCGTTCAAATCTGCAAAGGCCGTTCCTGTGGAACCCGTACCGCTTGCAAAGTCCAATCCGTTTGCGTATCCTGCCACCCAATACTGAGGGGTTGCTTCGTTTGTTTCGATAATAGCTACCACGCGATTCTTTGCAAGTAGTTGCATTTCGTTACGCTTGGCTACATCCAGCTTGCGAAGGATAAAAGTCAAAGATGGCACGTAGTGAAGTGATCCGTTACGATTGCCTGCTGTTGGGTCATCGCTAAACATACTCTCCTCTTTTGTCAATTCGTACTTTCTGAATGATTGAGTAGCCGCTGAAAACGATGTTATCGCTCCAGTAGTTACGGATGCATTCATTGCGATGTAATTTGCATAAGTAGCAAAGCGAATAGATTTAATACCACCTATATCCTCTTTGCAGCCTAAGGTAAATCCCTGTGTTAATAAGCACATTTTTTTAGGTGTTTAAATAGGGGTCGAACCGTAGCCCGACCCCTGTGTTAATTAAAGAACGATTGCAGCAATTTCAGCAGGGAAAGCAACCTGTGTGCCTACCTTCATTTCCAATGCAGCTTTTACTTTACGGTCATCTTTCGAGTACCATACCTCCAAAGAAGAGAAGTCTGATTCAGCGTCAACACCGATGAAGAACTGTGATGCAGAACCTGCGTACACTTTCTTAGTTCCCGTCAATCCTTGAACTGGAATGAATTTCAGGTTTATACCGTTGAAGATAAGACCTTCGGCTGCGTCCGTGTCAACAGAACCTTTAACGCCTGCATTAAGAACAGTACCGTAAGTTGAACCGCCTACTACCAAAGCTTGAACCAATACCGCGTAAGTGTCATATCCAACGAATCCGATAAGGTCATCCTTTGAAGTCAAACCTGCTGTGGCAAGTGAGTTGTACAAACGGAAAGCCATCTCCTGTGCGTTGGTTGCTGTGAATGCAGTTGTCAATGGAGTACCTCCAAGGTTTGCATTGATGTAACCCGACCCGATGGTGGTAATGAAACCATCCCAAAACGCGCCATTGTTTGCGCTTGGTGCAGAAACGCTACCCTGCCAAATGTACTTGTCGATTTCAGAACCAACTTGAGCAAGCAAGTTCTCGGTCATCTTAGCGAAAACCTCTGCAGGCTCTACAGATTCCATGTGCGAACCTGCTCTCATTTTGGTTGCGAAGAATTTAGTTTCCAAATCTTTTGGACACCATTCAACGTTAACCTTAAACTTTCCAGGAGTCAATGTTCTTTGTGTGAAAACGGTAGTACCGCTTGCATCAAAAGAACATCCGTCAGCTTGGAAATATACCGATTGCGAAAGCAAAGGTAGTTTTGTTTGGGTCTTCACGTTAGGAATTACCTCAACCAAATTCATCATTTTAGCAGAGTTAACGGTTGCTGCCATCAAAGGAAACGCATTCTCTTCGATATAGTTAACCAAACCAGCTACATTAAAAGCACTTGCCATGTTTTCTTGTTTTTTATATTGTTAGTTTTTAGGCTTACGCATTGCAAGCCATTTGTTTAAGTTGTCGTTTGGTTCTTCAGTCTTGAAGTAATTAGCTACCTTTTTGGTTGGTTGTTCTGTTGGTGTTGCAACGAACTTTTCAAACAAACTAGCCAACTCACTCACTGCGCTTTTAAGGTCGGCATTCTCTTTTCTCAAAGTAGCCACCTCGTTAACGCTTGCAAATTTTAGGTTGTTGATGCGCTCGGTAATTGCTCCTGCAACTTTGCCCATCACAGCCTTTTGGATGTCCTCCATGTTAAACGATGGCGCAGGTGCAGCAGGTGCAGCTTCCATAACCTCATCCACTTCTACCACTTCTTCGGGTGCTGCGATAATTTCAAGAATCAAACCTCCCTCTGTTACTACTACGCTGCCATCTTCGAGTTGGTGTTGTGCATCGGGTGCAGGCAATAACTCGCCATCTGCTCCAATAACTTGAACCATTGCGCCTACCGCTACTTCGGGTTCAATACGTACTAACGTGCCATCTACAAGTTTTGCATCAATGAATTTCTCCACGTTGCCAAACAGTAGCTTCTTAATCAAGGGCATTTTTGCCTTTATTTCTTCGCTTATGTTCATGGTCTGTTTTTTTGTAAATAGATAAAACTTGCTAAGTGTACCATTTGCCTATTTGATTTGCTCCATTATTTCGCGAATGATGCTTTCATCGAGTGTGCGTTCTACAGCTTCATCGAATATGCCCTCCACGCTAAAGCCGCGAAACGTGCCATCTTTTACCTTTGCCCACGTGTCATCATTGTCCACTTTGAACGAACCAAACCACGATCCGTCTGGCAAGGCTTCAAACCCCTCTGGAGTCTTAATTCCGCGTGTGCTATCAATGATGAAACTT